TTGCATCGGTCATACTTATTTTATATTTTTTCATGACCTCTGCCATTGCATCGGTAGGTGACGCAAGGTTTGACAGAGCAGTTTTTAAGCTTGTACCTGCCATACTGCCCTTAACACTCGCATTAGCCATAAGACCGAGTGCAACGGATACATCCTCAACACTATAGTGCATCGCACCCGCAAGAGGGGCTACATATTTAAAACTTTCGCCAAGCATTGACACATTAGTATTTGCAGAGCTTGATGCTTTAGCAAGTACATCGGCAAAGTGCGTACTATCAGAAGCTTTAAGTCCAAATGCTGTAATTGCATCGGTGACGATATCAGAGGTTGTTGCAAGATCAAGACCGTCTGCGGCGGCAAGTGACATTATACCGTCAATACCGTTAAGCATTGATTTAGTATTCCAACCAGCCATTGCCATATATTGTAAAGCCTCGGCTGATTCGGAAGCAGAAAACTTTGTTTTTGCTCCCATTTCTTTGGCTTTGTCGGTAAGGCTCTGCAAGTCTTTACCGCTTGCACCGCTGATAGCCGAAACCTTAGACATTGCCGCCT